CGAACGTCGAGCGTGGCCTGCGCAAGCTGAGTGTGCCTTTTCGCCTCACGGAGGCCCAAAGGGAGAAAGTTGGGAGCTTGGACCCCCGTTACTTAATCGTCGAGGGTACCGGTTCCGTCAATGCACATGGTGTTCTACACTGTGAGCGCCTCATATCTGAGGACATAGCCATACAATTTTTGTTGGACACAAAACGTGGATTGGCAATCCTTGATGTTGGCGGCTCACCGTCCAGACACCACCGTTACAAGCGCAACTTCGTTCATTCGTGTTGCCCTGTAACTGAACCTGAGGACACTCGTCGGCAACAATCATTCCGTGGTCAGTCTTGCTTGCATAGGCTCTCCCAGTGTGACTGTTTGCCCTCTGCCTCAGCCTATTTGTTTGTGCATTCAGCCTACTACATACCTAAGCGTGAGTTCCTGGATAACGTTATTGCGACGCGGAGAACCCACGTTGTCGTCACCCATGCTTTTCCTGGTGACTGCGGCTCCTTTCAAGGGGAGTGTAGGTATGATAGGGGCGGTGATCGTGTATCGATGATCACATCCGGAACTATCAATCATTATGACCATCCAATTAATGACTGGATGTTCAATAGTAGTTCCGATGTAAATGTATGCTGGGGACTTCTGCAGAGGGTTGGGTCAACTTTTATTTTGAAATTTGACTTCACCCAGAAACAGGTTGTGAGCCGGAGTGACTATTTGTACCAGTTGTCTTCCACATTAGTGGGAGATGACGTTATCAAGAGTTACCATCGTCTCTCAGTCTCCAACAAGGAAATTGAATCAAGTTTGTTCGAGTCCGTTGTCATCTACGCTGGCAGCGTCGCTGATACTCCCACGGGTCACCGCGAGTTGTACAGATACGTCATGCGTAAGCTGGGTGACAAAGAGCCTAACTTTAGCCATGGCGCTTCGTTGGCCATAGAAGAGTTGGTCTCTGATGCCCTGAATGTCTCGAACAGAAACAAGGTACGAGTGCGTGGCAGCGCTGCTGTGGGTAGCGTCCTCCCTGCTGCGTCACTCGTGTTGATTCTAGTGTCTCTCGTCATAAACGCGTACTTGTGCGTTTGTTTATGCGTCACTTGGATGGTTGTTAACCATTCTAAGGTAGCAATGGGTTTGGGGTATGCTAATGTCCAATTGAGGTATCTATATTACCTCATTGCATTTTCCCAACCCTTAAGATACCTCGGGTTGCTGTGTGTTTCCACAGTTAACACGGTGAGAGATGCTGTTGAATACATGGGGAGTGTTAAACCAGTCAGGGCAGGTGCACATTTTATTCGCTCGCGCCTTAACAAGCGCGAACGACGCAAGAGCCTCTACCGCTA